CAGTATAAATATAATTAAAAGATATGGAAGAAAAAACAACAAAAAGTATGAATCTGGCACTCGAACGTCCAACAGAGCGTCTTTATGTCTTGATTCCAACAGAAATGGAACGTTTGCTAAATGAAAAAGCAAAAGAAATGAACACTAAAATAGCCCATGTCGTCAGACTGGCCATTGCAGAATTTATAACCAAGTAATTACTAACAAAAATCCCACTGCTAATCTTGGCGGACTCACAGCGGGATAAAATCTTTCGATCATGGAAACAAATGTACAACACTTTGGCCAGAGTGCCAACATCCCGGCCGGGATATTTTCCGGAACGGAACTATTTGCCCACAACGGGGATATGTATGCTATTTACAACGGAACCAGTATTTTATTCCAGGATTTACCCAGTATGGAAAAACGCAATTTTATAGAAGTGTATATGCAGGATAAAGAAGCCCAGGAATTTATCCGGAAACAATTCGGGATCACCGGTTTTGAGTCCGGATTTAAACAATGGCTTTTCTGCAAGTTTGGTTCCCTGGACGGAGACCCGGACTCCATCAATGGACAGATCACCCCTGACATCTATAATTCAGCATGTCAGCGGACAGATTGTTCTGGTCGCGGAAAAATATGCGGCAGCAATATAGCTTTAAAAGGACACGATATCGAAACTCTTCGTGAATTAAAATCCGGCAAAACAGCCAAAGAGATTGCAGACTCTTTGTGTATCTCCGAACCTGCTGTCAAAAGCCGGATCGAAAAGTTAAAAGACAAGTTTAATGTAGCCAATGCCGTCGCCCTGATCGGAATAGTTACAGAACTAGGAATATAGTCTGTGTTGAGTGAATCCGGATGCCGCACCGGAAACAAAAAGCGGTGAGTTCTTTCACAATGTCCCGGCATAGCGTCATAGCCGGGACATCCTCCGGAGAAGATCGCAGGTGCGTAAAATGTAAAGATAACGGCTATCGCGCGAACAGCTATCATAAGGTTATCTGGGTTCGAATCCCCTTCTCCGGTCCATTCCCAACGTCAAAACTATGAAAAAGAAAAAAGAACAACAGTACCGCGTTTCTGACTTTGAAAACGCAATCAAGAAATCGGATCTCAATATCCAGGTTTCAATCATCAACTATCTTCCCGAATCTCTGTATGTAAAAGAGATCGTCGGATTTGTTGAGCAACATGACCGGGGCATCCGGGTAACCTGGAATAATAAAGGAGAAGCATTTGTCGCGAACGAGAAAGCTCCGGAATTTGACATTAACCTCTAAAACTTTAACCATGAATAAAAACAGAAGAAAAAGAATAGCAGATCTGCGTGAGCGGATTGATATCATAAAAAACGAGTTGGAGGAAGTAATGGAAGAAGAGCAGGACGCTCGGGATAACCTTCCCAATAATTTACAGGATTCTGAAAAAGCTGAAAAAATGGATGATACTATCGGTTCGATTGAATATGCGATTGGAAATTTAGAGGAAACTATCGAGAATCTGGATGAAGCAGTAAGTATTTAACTAATTGAATAAATATGAGCAGAAAAAATAGCTATCTAACAGTTACTGATCAGTTCTGTGGTGCCGGCGGATCATCTCAGGGTGTCCGGAAGTTGTCCCGGAAAATTGGTGGTGGGTTTGAGGTGAAACTGGCAATGAATCATTGGCGATTGGCAATTGAAACACATAATACAAATTTTCCGGAAACGGAGCATGATTGTGCCGACATACAAGCAGTTGACCCTCGACGTTATCAGAGTACGGATATACTAATCACTTCTCCTGAATGTACAAATCATTCCTTAGCCAAAGGCGTGAAAAGGAAATATCAGCAAACCAATACGCTTTTTGGTGATCTGACAATCGACCCCGCAGCCGAAAGATCTCGTGCAACAATGTGGGATGTTCCCCGATTTGCAGAGATTCACAATTACAATTTAATCATTGTAGAAAATGTTGTTGAAGCTCGACTGTGGATTATGTGGGATGCCTGGCTACATGCTATGCACAATTTGGGATATAATCACAAATGTGTATATTTAAATTCGATGCATGCTTTGCCGACTCCACAAAGCCGGGACAGAATGTATATTATTTTCTGGAAGAAAGGGAACAAAACACCTGATTTAGACTTTTGCCCAAAGGGTTATTGTTCTTGTTGCGGTAAAGAGGTTGAGTCTGTACAAAGTTGGAAGAATCCTAAAAAGAAATTTGGTAAGTACAGACAACAATATGTATATCGTTGTCCCAGATGCATGAATGAAGTGGAGCCCTACTATTATTCGGCATTTAATGTGATTGATTGGTCAAAGCCAGGAGAGCGAATCGGAGACAGGAAAAAACCTTTGGCGGCAAATACAATAAAACGGATAGAATGGGGCTTAGAGAAATGTGCAGATTCAAGTTTTGTTATTTATACTGACAATTCTAGTATGCTCAATCGCGCTTCCGGTATTACCGATCCGATGTATACACAAACTACTCGTCAGGTAGCCGCATTAATAACAAAAGGTTCTTATGGAGGAAGTGTTGAGCCGATAACTTCACCAGAATACACAATGACACCCCAGCATAATTTTGGAGTTGCAGGAATACCTATGCTGATTGACGAACACAACAAAAACGGCAAAAGTCGCCCTCTGTCAGAGCATGTATCGACCATCCTTTCAGGAGGTAATCATTACGGATTTGTAGGTATTCCGATGATAATAAAGAACTACGGAGGTGGTTTTGATCCAAAGAATGCACCAATTCCTGTTGAAAAAACATTAGGGACGCTTACAACAGTAGATTCTCATGCTCTATTGGGAATACCCTTTATAGTTGAAAACAGAGGTCAATCCAATACAAGAGATATCAACCAGGCAATGAGTACTCAAACTTCTATGATAACGCATGGAATTGCTTCTACAGAAGCCGTAAATGCTTTCCTGGCTTATTACTATGGAAATAATCAGGCATCAGGAATGTTTGATCCTGTTGGAACAATTCCAACAAAAGATAGAATAGCCCTCGTTTTATCTGCCCCGAAAAATATAGATATAAACGATTGTACTTATCGCATGCTCTTTCCGCATGAGGTTCAGGCAGCAATGGCATTCGACTCTGACTATATTGTTTGTGGAAACGGGAAAGAGAAAGTAAAGCAACTAGGGAATGCGGTTACGCCTCCAGTGATGGAATTGCTCCTGGAAAGAGGTGTTGAAACGTTTTATTAAACCTCAACTATTTAACAATTTGAATGCAAGGTATATGAAATCCCAAAAAAAGAAAGGCGATAAAATGGCTGAAATAGTTGGTGATGCTTACGATGAAAGATATGTGGACAAGGCAAATGTTATTGCGTCTGCACTTTGGTTGTTGGCAAAATCAACGAAATGGGAAGAAGATGTAAAACAGATTATTCTTGCTTGCTCTCCGCGATTTTTTAAAGAAGATATTTAACGATAACTTTAACGATTTGAAGTATGAAAAGACAAGTTTTAGAAATAGATAAAATGCAACACCTGAATGAATTAGGTGTCGACATAAATAAGGCAAGTATGTGTTGGATTAGGGAGCCAAATTCAGACAAATATCACGCGGTGCCTCACGATGAATTTTGTTATGAAATGTCCTGTCTGGCTCCGATAGCCACCTTCACCCTTCTGGATATTATAGAATTAATACCGCCACGCTTAAAGGAAAAATATGTTTTCCACATTCACAAAGTTGGTGATCATTATCATTTAGAATATAGTTATCCAGGGTGTGATGCAACACTTCATACCTCTTATTCCCACAATCTTTTGGACGCAGCTTATGATATGTATGTGTGGTATTTAACTAAGTATAAAACCTCTAATTTTTAACGATTTGAATGAAACGATATGAATAAAAAAGAACTTACGAATACAATAAAACAGTTAGCCTTTCATTACGGAGAAAGAGTTACCTGTGAATGGTTATCTCCAGATGGTTGTGATTGGATTGAATGGAAAAATGCAGAAATCAACACTCTTTTCCTGGTTGATTTAGAAAAAGGCTACATCCGCAATATACAGATTTCAGATCAGTATTCAGATATACTCGGAATGGTCGTAGCTAATTCTCAGAATATAGCAGAATTGGCAGAGAGGTTGACCCCCGGCAATGTTTCCCATGATGGGAGGACGATACTTGGGATTGCTCGGCGAAATGCCGAATATTTTAAGAATTTAACGATTTGAACGATGGACGATAAAACATTAAAGAAAGCGAACGAGATTGCTCAAATGATAAGAGAGAATAAAAGTGCTTTATGTTGTTTTGAATGGGAGGAAGAGTATGGTGGAGGTTCTCGTAATCCTCAATTAATTATAGAATTTGATGATTCCGACGGAAGAGAACAACAAAAAATTCCGATGGTATTAAGCGATATTCTTGTCGATATGATAAAACAGGCAATAGATGCCAATTTATCTGTGCTAAAATCGGAATTTGAAAGTTTATAATTTAATTCTTTAACCTACTGAATTATGGAAAACATTGATCGCAACTGGTATTCTCCGGAAAGCCAAAAACAGGACCGGGGAATCTGCTCAGAAGGTTCTCGATAAAATGAAGGCATTAGAAATAAAATTCTCCTCTCTTCGGGAGAAAGTTATTGAACGTACAGATTTCGGAATCCGGATCAGGTATATAAAAAAGGAGGAGACATGAATTTCAGTGAACATCGTTTAACCGATTGGGCCTGGCAGGAATTATACCGGGCACAATTAGGCGAGAACACCTATAACGAGTATTTCAACTCTGTTTGGATGGCTCTCGACCGATTACAAGAAAACGAGTATTACGATATAGCTAAACAGGTCAAGACGGAAAATCGTGACCTCTTTATAAAAATCTGTTGCCAGTACGTGATGACACATAAAGAATATGAATTTAGCAGTGATTACACTAAAATAATCAGAAGAGAATGTTTTATACTAACCGAAAACACTGGACAACGGCAGAAGAAAACTTCGTAACAGAAAACGCTGATAAAATGACCACAGCCGAAATCGCCAGGAAGATAAACAGGACAGAAGTAGCTG